CGTTTATAGGACACTTACTTCCTCCAGTGAGCTTTCTCTTCTGCGCTTGTCGACATCTTGTCTCACAATATGTCCCAATCAAAAGAAGTGAAATCCTTCCTTTGGTTACAGACTCTGAGAAGAGAGCTCTCCCCGTTTTGCACGGACGTGAGAGCCAAAGTTGTCAAGGATGCCGTGAGTCTGATCAACGGCCTTGATTTCTCTATGGTGTCCGATGTCCAGAGACTCATGAGAAAGGATAAAAGGAATGACGAGGACCTAATGAAATTGAGAGAATTGAACCAGACAGTGGATGGCTTGGTGGACCTTAAATCGAGCAATAAGAAGAACAGGGTTGGTGTTGGGAAACTAACCTCTGATGAGTTGATGATTCTGGCAACAGATCTGGAGAAACTCAAAAAGAAGGTGACCAGGACCGAAGCCAGAGGCCCTGGAGTCTATAGGGGGAATCTGAGTCAGGATCAATTGGGCAGGAGGTCAGAGCTCCTCAACATGATTGGTATGGGCACCCCGAGGCCAACAAGGAACACAGTTGTGAGGGTCTGGGACGTCAAAGACTCTTCTCTCCTGAACAATCAGTTTGGCACTATGCCAAGTCTGACACTGGCCTGTTTAACCAGACAGACAAGGGTAGATCTGAATGATAGTGTCCAAGCCTGTGTAGATCTGGGCCTCATTTACACCGCAAAGTTTCCCAACATGGATGATCTGGACAAGCTAAAGAACAAGCATCCAGTTTTAGACTATGTAAGCAATTGTGATTCTGCGATCAACATTTCAGGTTACAACTTGAGTCTTGCTTCATTGGTCAAAGCTGGTGCGTCTCTCATGAAGGGAGGAGACATGTTGGAGACCATTGAATTGAACAGCAGAAATATTGATGACGTGATCAAGGCAACTCTAACTGCAAGGAACAAAGTACAGATGTTTGTGTCTGAGGTTCCAGGAGAAAGAAACCCGTATGAGAATCTACTATACAAGATCTGCTTATCAGGTGAGGGTTGGCCATACATCTCTTCCAGAACCAGCATAAAAGGCAGATCCTGGGACAACACAGTCATTGATATGACTCCAAAGGACCCTACACCTCCACAGAACGAAAGAGCAAAAGCCCCCCACCAATTTCCTGTGGGTGTGAGCTTCAGCCAATCTCAACTCTTAGATGACATTATGAAAAACCTGAACCCCAAGGGGAGAACATGGATGGACATTGAAGGTAGACCTGATGATCCGGTGGAGATAGCAATATTCCAGCCAGAAGAAAGACTTTGCCTCCACTTCTACAGAGAGCCCACGGATCAAAAACAATTCAAAAATGACAGCAAGTACTGTCATGGCATGGATTTCACTCAGCTTTGCTCCACCCAACCTGGACTAACCACAGCAGTGTTGGAAAGACTCCCCCTTGGCATGGTGATAACCTGTCAGGGGAAGGATGACATTGAAAAACTCCTTCACAGTCAAGGTAGAAGGGACGTGAAATTCATTGATATTCAAATGTCAAAAGAGGCCTCTAGAAAGTTCGAGGACCAGGTTTGGGACTCATACAAGACCTTTTGCAACCAGCATACTGGAATTGTTGTGACCAAGTCCAAGAAAGGGAAGAAAGAGATTACACCACATTGTGCACTGATGGACTGTATCATGTATGAATCAGCAGTGAATGGGCAACTTTACCAAGAGCCCATAAGGAACTTGCTGCCTGCAGACATGATCTTCAGAACAGCAGCCAAGCTGAGTCTGTGAGTCTCCACGGACCCCATGACCGTCACTCCGCAAAGCGGAGTGACGGTCATGGGGTCCCTGTGTTGGGACTCTCAGTGTTTGGCCCAACCAGTGGACCTGTTTATTGACTTAAAGAAGCCACAGGCACAGGTGCCATTCTTTCTGAGTCTGTGTGGTTTGGGACACGGCAAACCTGTGATGTGCCGATGGGTGGGTATGTTGCATATGCATAGTGTTACAGAAAACATATAGAAAGAGACACTAAACATCAGTATGTCCATCAGAGTAATGGGTGTTTTCTCTTGTCTCCTAACATACTCTTTCTTTAGCATCTCGGTCAGCAGTTTATCTGCCTCATCTTCCATATCATGAGTAAATTTTGTTTCGTTGAGGTAACTCCCATTACTAACCAGCCAACATCGGGGTAAAGAATGTATCCCCAGTTTTGTATGGTTTAAATACCAGAACTTTGTATAATTGCAGTATGGTATGCCCATCAGCCTCTTGAGGGATGATCTCATCAAAAGTGTGTCTGAAATGATGGCATTGATTCTCCCCGACAACAAGTTGATCGAGCTTGAGGCTTCGCCCCTAAGCTTGGCAATACTTGCTTTGTTGTAGTCAAATAGCCTCAACATGTCACAGAACTCCTCATCATGCTCTTTATTGCATTTGGCAATCGCTGCATTATCAAAGCACTTTATATCAGACGCAAAGATGAGCCATCTTTCTAGACAGTGTCCACCTGGCAGAGGGCTACCTGTCTCATCACTCAAAGACCACTGAAACAATTTCATTAATTTCCTCACTTTGTAGTGGGTTTCTGAATTCTCTTTCAGGAGCCTCAGGTAGTTCAATGGGTGTAGACCAGTGCAGTTCTTGTCATCATGGGCCTGAATTTGCAGAAACCTATCTTCGGAGAGATGGAGGTCTGGGAACAAGGTGCTCACAGCTTCCTGCAATCGAGGGAGACTCTCTTTGGTGACTTCATATTCTATCACTCTGTAGCTGGTGTTGTGAGAGCATTTCAGATCAGAAGTAACAGGAAAATCCCCAACACGGTGATGAAACTCTCTGAACAGATCAAAGATCACCCTGTCAACAGCTTGCAGGCGGGTGAAATTGCACTTTTCCAAGTCGGACTTGTTGGTCAGCAAACTGAAGGTTATGGAGCTGTGATTGTGCTGGATGCAGTGCTGCTGTTCAGAGACCATAGGGATGGAGCTCAACAGTGACATGTTGAAATGAACTGTCTCCAGATTGAATCCTGATAGCAATGATGAGTCACAACGCTTGCCACAGAGTAGGAGAAAGATGACCAGCTGGAAAAGACCGGATTTGTATAGATTGAAAACGCCCTTGATGAGGGTGAACATTATGATCACAATTATCACAATGTTAATTGCCTCGTTTAGAATCTCAGGGATAGCTTGGAAAACGGCAACAATCTGCCCCATCCAAGCT